GGACATTCATTTATGCAAGAAATATACAATTTTGTTTTAAATTCATTGTCTGTTACTGGAAGCGTTTTAAACATTTCTTCTAATTCTTTGTTTGTTTCTAGAATAGTTTTATTAATATTTTTTTTTGAAAACTGTTTGAAACAGAAGTTAAAAAAGAAAAATTTTTAATTCCATTTTCAAGGCAAACGTCAAGTCCCTTTTTATTTGGAACAACCATATACAATTCTGGGTCATAACTGGCCACATTTTTTATAAAATCCGCGGCATACTTGTGTAACTTTAATGAATCAGCCATAATTGGCATTATTTTTGGATTAACAATACTTCCAACTTCAACCTTACTTGGTTTATAATTGAATAACATGCTATGAAATACATCAATTTTATCATTCAAACAAATGTTTTCTTGTCTATGCTTTGGTATTCCTTGAAGCCCATCTCTCAAAGATACATCAAAAAATATAGGTTTATTAATAACACGTTTAATATTAGGTGGTATATTATAGATTCTATTAAGATTGGATAACATGCTTAATAATACATGTCATCTAATTTTTAAGTTTATTGCATTAATGTTATTTTTTATTTTTAAATTTAAACAGAATCAGTCAAGCTATGCGTGTATGGATTTTCTCTAAATGCTGTCAAAATGTCAGGACTAATGCGGTCGCATCCAATGCATTGGTTATAATATTGAGGTGCTCTCATTTTGCCATATTCTTCCTTTGACATTGGCATTTGAGGCATATTTGTTGGCACCCACATGCGAGTGTTGTTACGGTCGCAATCATTTTTGGCAACACATACATTCATTTGCTCACTGTAAATGCTGGTATTACCGTGATTTGTTCTACTAACAATTGTTTTTTCTTTGGATTCATTGTTATGTTGAGCATAAGCGGCTTCATAACTCATATCACCCCACGCACCAGAGTTTCCACCGGCGGAACCAGTATAACTGCAGTTTGTGGTATCACGTTGATTTGTAATGGGGGTTTGTTTGCTTGTTTGATAACCACCACCTTCAACTTGTCTTCCAATATAAGAATTTGGGGTGTATAAAGTAGTTTCCTTAATAGTGGTTTTTGTAACATCGCGAGGATTTAATACATAACCATCAGGAACATTTGACCCGGCATCACCATAAACGCGATAGTTGTTAGAATACTCTTCTCTCCTTGTTGGGTTAAACGCATCCATAATAGGGGCAATGACCGCACCAATTGCTCGGCTAAAACTGCTTCGCATAGTGTCTGGTTGTCTCATTGTGGATCGGTTATTAGAATAATTTGTGTGACTTCTCAAACAGTTTTCTGCGTCAGTATGGTCGCCTCTTCTAACTGCAGTGGATGGTCCAACATCGCACTGAGGAAGTTCATTGCGTTTTGAGTCTTCGTAAGCTCCTGGAACATAATTTGCCACTCGGTCGGCAGGTCCGGCAACACCAGTATAAGATTGAGTTGTAGTCGCACGAGTGGTTGAATGCACCTCTTCAATAGGTCTAAGCATCTGACCTTTTTCTTGACCAGTTGTAGTAAGCCATCGGTCTTGAGTTTGAATATAAAATGTATCAGGATGGTATTTCTCAACTTTTCCAAGAATGCCCACATTTTGTACATGAGAATAAGAAGGTCCTTGATGATTGTCCAATGTGTATTCCATTTTAGGGTTTGTTGCAACACGCAATTCATCAACTGTTTTTGGGAGCCACGCATTTCGGGCTTCCATGCCAGAATTATATCCACCACTTCCCTTATTGGTATAACCTTGGTCTAAACCAGGGCCAACATATTCAGACTCAAATGGTTTAATATTGCTGTTTTTCATGCCAGGATTTACACGAGATTGATAAAAATCGCTGCTATTTGGAGCTCCAAAAGCCCATTGAACGTTGTCTTCAGGTTTGAATAAAGGTGCTTGTTCTATTTTCTTAATAACCTGAGACCCACTTCCAATCATGTTATCTAAAATTGTCTCGGCCATGTTATTGTTATAAACCTGACCCTTTATTTTTGCACCATAAAAAGGAATCATATTATTGTGTTTAAAATCAGTTTTTGCAACATAATCTCCAGTTAAAGAATATACTTGCTGAATATTGTTTCCGACAGAAATGCCTTTATTTTGATTAACTTCATAAGAATTTTGATCAAAGTATTTGTCGCTAGCGACATTTGGATTGACATATTTTTGGACAGTGTCTGTTATTTGATTTTCATTTGGAATTGGATAGTTTTGAGGAGGAGTGTCGGTATTTGGCAAATAGTTGCGTTTAGCTCCCATATTTGTAAATCTCTCCCGTCTCTTTCTATCTCTTATATTTTTTGTTGTTTGACTATCTTGTTCTTGATTTGAAACTACATATAGTCCTCCTAATGCTAAAAGTGGAATTGCAAACTCCATTAATATATATACAGTATTATATTTTTTAAATCTAATACTTTATAATTTTTATTAATTTTTATTTATTAACAACTTCGCATGAATTTTCATGCGTGCATATTCCTGGTCCTGATGGGTATGACAATGAGCGTTTACCTTGATTAACTGGTAATGAACCGGGAATAAGGTATTCTGGACCATCAGTAAAGCACGGAATCTGTGCGACAAAATTGTCTTTTTCTAAAATCCGAGTGCTTAAGTTGTTTTGGAATGGCATGCAAGTATTTTCTTGAGGATTTAAAGGTAATATATACCAATCAACTTGTTCCAAATCGCGAGCTGTCCATGCCGGCATAATAGTTCTAGATTCTTCAGTATAAAGAGCTGAATTACTAGGATAGGATATTTTTTGAGTTGGAACATTATATCTTTGATATTCATTTTTTCCTAAACAGTCTTTATTTGCACGTCTATTAACTCCGCGTAATTCACTTTCTAAATCAACACAATTGGTCATTAAATTTCCTCCCCATGTTTGAATTCTAATTTGTGGATCAGCCATGTATGCTGGTTTGTCACCATTTCCAGGAACATTTAAAATCCATCTACCAACATCGGTTGATTGCTGTAATTGCTTTGCTACTCTACAAGGGTCATCATGAAATCTAGTGAAAGACATAATATTATTATTAGATGATATTTTTATTTGAAAATGTCAATTAAATATATTTTATATTTTAAATAATTTTAAAACTTATTCAAAAATAATACTTAAAATCAATGCACAAGTAATAATATTATTCAATGGATATAACCGTAACTGAAAAAAAGGCACCTCCAACTTTATGCTTGAATATGATCGTAAAGAATGAAAGTAAGATTATTACTAGATTACTAGATTCTGTTAGCGGAATTATTGACACTTATTGCATTTGTGACACAGGTTCAACTGATAACACCGTTGAGTTAATTACACAATATTTTGAATCAAAGAATATTACTGGAAAAGTTGTATTTGAACCTTTCAAAAACTTTGCTCATAACAGAAATGTTGCCTTAAAACATTGTGAAGGAATGTCTGAGTATGTTATATTTTTAGATGCTGATATGGTATTAATAGTAAATAAATTTGAAAAAACTATGTTATCTATAGCTGATTCTTTTTCAATTTTACAAGGGACCGAGGAATTTTTATACCATAATATGAGAATCGTGAAAAACAATGGAAACTATAGTTATTATGGAGTTACTCATGAATACATTAACACACCACCAGATAACAAAAATATAAATATTGAAAAAGATGTATTATTTATTCATGATATTGGAGATGGTGGAGCAAAAAGTGACAAGTTTGAGAGAGATGTTGCATTATTAACAAAGGGAATTGAAGAAGAGCCAAATAGTCAAAGATATCATTTTTATTTAGCAAATACTTACTATGACTCTTGGAAACATGAAGAAGCAATAGAGTATTATAGAAAAAGAATCAAGTTAGGTGGTTGGATCCAAGAAATTTGGTATAGTTATTTCAGAATAGGTCATATATATAAAAGGATGAAAAAAATGAGTGATGCTATTTCTTCTTGGTTAGAAGCATACGATTGTTTTCCAGATAGAATTGAAAATTTATATGAGATAATTAACCATTATAGAGATATTGGAAAATGCAAACTGGCACTAGCATTTTATAACTTGGCAAAAAGTATATTAGATAAAAATTTAAAATGGCACGATTATTTATTTTTGCAAAATGACGTTTATACCTACAAATTAGAATATGAATATTCTATTTTTTCTTGTTATAATGGAATTAAAAACATAAACAAACAAGTTGTAACTACATTAAATCACACAAATGACAACAATATTTCAAACAATATTCTTTCTAATATGAAGTTTTATAAAGACATATTAACGCCAAAAAAAAATATACACTTTGGTTTCTCTCTTAATCATCTTATTGGAGAAGATTATACACACTTTAATTCATCTTCTGGTTGTATAATTCCAAATAAAACAAATGATGGATATTTATTCAATGTTCGGTTGGTAAATTATAAAATTGATGGAACCGGCTATTATCATGAGTGCGACAAGCACATTATTACAATTAATAAATATTTTGAATTGAGCAAGGAATTTAAAATTAAAAAGGAGAGAATGATAGACGTTAACTATGAAGATAGGAGATATATTGGAGTTGAAGATGTCCGTATTTTTAATCATAAAACTATTAATGAAGATAGTGATGTTGATAGTGACAACAAAGATTCTTCTCTCTTATTCATAGGCACTGGTTACCATAAAGACGACAAAATTGGAATAGTTGTTGGTAAATATTTACCAATGGAGGAGGATAATATTCTAAAACCAATAGAAATAAAACCATCTTTTACTGTTTCCGATTGTGAAAAGAACTGGGTTTATGCAAATTTGTCGGGAGATTTACATATTGTTTATAAATGGAAACCTCTTACATTATGCAAAATTAACGAAGCAGTTGGAACTCTTAATATGGTAAGAACAATTGATATGCCAAAAATTTTTAATTATGTAAGAGGTTCAACAAATGGATTTAATTATAAAAATGAAATATGGTTCATCGGACATTTAGTTTCTTACGAGCAACCAAGACATTATTATCACATATTCTCTGTTTTTGACGAAAATATGAAATTATTGCGTTATTCTGCACCATTCAAGTTTGATAAGGAATGTATTGAATATTGTTTGGGATTGATTGTGGAAGATGAGAGAGTAATTTGCACATATAGTTCATGGGATAGAACTACAAATATAGCTATATATGATAAAACATACATTGATGGACTCGTATCTTACAACTAACTTTAATTATATCTTTAATAATTTATAATAATAGAGGGATTATGATCGCAACTGTAGAGAGAAAAAAGTTCTTTATTTTCTAAATATACCTGAAACCATAAATTAACTTCCCACATTAAAGTTTGTTTTTCTTCAATTACTTTTATACATTGCTCTTTCATCAAGTCTGCAAATCTTATTAATGAGTTTAAATCGCCTCCAAAAACTCCTCCAGCAAAAAACCACAACACATCTTTATACACATCACTTCTAAAATTATTAAAAATTATTTCGTAAAGAGATGGTTCCCATATGTTTGCGATTCTAACATTTTCAAATGCTTTTTCTCTCAATCCAAGAATTGATAGAGTAAATTCTTCGTCGGTTCTATCCTTAAAGACATGATTGATACCAAAATCTACCCAAACAAATTGCGTTGATTGAAATGGATTTAATAAAATAGCATTCTTCATGTGTTCAGTTTTATTACAAATTGTCATCATATAATCTAGTGTATCCTTTTCAGGACAGGTTGTATTTAATTGAAAATTTTTTATTTTGTCTCTATATTGGCACAGATAGTTGTCATCTTTTTTAATAGGTATAATTAGTGTATCCTCATTGAAACATTCGTTTGGCAAATTTTTTATTGCCAATTCATCAAAAAAAATAATTTTCTTTATTGGTATCATCATTAGTTTTTTCCCATAGGAAATATAATCATTTGTACTTCTATCTTGTCTTTGGTTTGCATTTGCAATAAATGCACTCACTAAAGTTACATTATGTTCTGTCATGTATTTATAATAATATAAATTTGTATTTATATTATTAATTTTGTCAATTTAAATTTTTATCTATTATCAACAATACCATTTGTAAGGTCCATTTCCACGAACTTGAAGATTGGCTTTTTCCGGTTCAATTAAAATTTCATTCTTTTTTCCATAAACAGTCCAATAAAAGCTGCCATTTTTGCCATAAACTGTAAATTTGTTATTTTCAATCTCAGAGGTTTCATAAATACTGGGTGGATTAGCATTTGAATAAATTGGAGTTAGTTCAATAGTTAATTCCGTTACAAGTGGTGCAACATAATCAGGCAAGATTATTGTAACAGAATTATTGTCTTTAATGATATCTTTACCCCGATAATAAACACCAGCTTCAGGACCTTCTAAACAAGCATGAACTAAATATTTGTTTTCATCTAAGGGATTATCAATAATAAACGTTTTATTACTAGGTCCAGTAGGACCTGTAGGACCTGTACAACTAAAGCCATTTGGTCCTTGTATTCCTTGAGGTCCAGTAACGCCAATAAATCCTTTTGGACCTATTGGGCCTTGAACTCCTACTGGACCTTGAACTCCTCTTTGCTTAGAATTGCAACATTTTTGTGTTCCTAAATAACCTAAATATTGAGAATTTGACATTTTATATATTAATGTTATTATATTAATGTCATTATTATTTTATATTTTAATACCATTTATAAGGTCCGTCTCCGTTTACATGAATTGAAGATTTATTAGGTTCAACTAAAATCTCATTTCGCAATCCATAAACGGTCCAAAAAAACTTGCCATTTTTACCATATACTTTAAATTCGTTATTCGTAACATCTGTCGCTTGTAATATATTAGGATCTTTTCTCTCATTGGAGTAAATTGAAGTAACTTGAATTGTAAAGTTGCTAGCTAATTTTGAAACATAATTGGGCAATTGTATTGTAACGGATTCATCATTTGCAATTTCACCTTTTCCACGATAATAAACTCCGGCTTCTGGTCCTTCTAAACAGGCATGAACCAAGTATTTTTCAAGATTTAAAGGATGATCAATAATAAATGATTTAGCCCCTTCCGGACCAGTAGGTCCTCTACAACTTCTTCCAGTTGGTCCTTGAGGTCCAGTATAACCAGTTACACCTGTGGAACCTCTTGTTCCTGGAATGCCCTGGGGACCAATTGGACCAGCTAAACCTGCACTATTTAAATCACAACATCTTCTCGCTCCTAAATAATTTTTATAGCTTGACATTATTATATTACAGTGATAATAAAATTATAAAAAATGCAAATGGTAGATTGCACAATTTTATAATTGTTTGTCTTCTAAATTTTTTAGCCTTTGCGATAACTCTTCATTTTTTTTATTCAATTCTTTAATTGCTCCAATTAAATGTGAAATTATTGCTTCTGATTTCCACATATATGGTTTAAATTCATTTGTATCTTTATCTGGTCTATGATATAAAAGTTCCTTGTCTATTTCTAGTACATCTTCTACAATCAACCCGTAATTTTTTTGTGTTTGCAAATTATAAATGCTTTCAGGGTCTTCTCTATCAACCCAAAAATCTTTAAAAGTAAAGGACTTTGGTTTCATAAGCAAAACTTTATTTAATAACTCAGATGTGTCTAATTCAATAATATTATTTTTATGACTTAGCAATGATGTTCCGTTACGAGTAACCAACTTATTATCGCTACTTCTCCAAACATAATACTGTGTAGAAGCACTTCCAGTTACAGGGATTGAATTGTAAAAACCGTTTGTAGCACTTATAGTTCCTCCAGCACCACCAGAAGTAGCAGGAGCAGAAAAACTACCACCAGGTGCTGTATAAACATCTAAGACTAAACCTACAGTGTATCCATCAGTAGAGTTTCCTGATACACTTATTTGTTGGTATGTTCCACTTATTGACGATGGACCTACTGGGCCTTGAACCCCTTGAATCCCTTGAATACCTTGAGGTCCTTGAGGTCCATCAGTTCCTTGAACTCCTTGAATACCCTGAGGACCTTGAATTCCTTGTATTCCTTGGGGTCCCGTGGGCCCCGCCGTTCCAGTCGTTCCCGTATATGCTGGACCCGCGGGACCCGCTACTCCTTGAATCCCTTGAGGTCCTGTAGGACCAGCAATTCCATTAGTTCCATTAGTTCCATTTTCTCCTTGAACCCCTTGAACCCCTTGAACTCCTTGAATGCCCTGAGGGCCTTGAATTCCTTGTATTCCTTGGGGTCCAGTTGCTCCAGTATTAGAAGAATCTCCTGGTGGTCCTTGAATTCCCTGAGGACCTCTAATAGACTCTGCAACATTTTTATTTACATTACAACATCTTCTTGCTCCTAAATAATTTGTATAGCTAGACATTATTATATTATTAAGATTTAATAATATAACAAGTTATATCTGAATTATATTTACAATTGGAATCCCCACTTATATTAGTAAAATTCAAACTGGTGGTTGTTATATTTGTACTAGTAATATTATTAGTTTTTTAGGTTGCTCTCATAAAAAGCGTATACAATATAAAAAATAAGATTACTACAAATTTATTCTAAATTAGTTAGGCACTGGAAATGGGCGTTGATTTTTTTCAATAGCCAAAGGCTCAGGCATTAAAGTGGGTGTTTTCTCAAAAAAATTTGCCGTTTGCAAAGTTTTTAATTCTGGTCGCAAAGGACCCGCTGGATTAACTAAATTTGTTGAATTAATTCCAAACAAAAATGATTCAATGTCAGGTGCATTGTATGACAATTGATTCCATGGGATTTGTGCTGGATTCACACCATTTCCAGGAAGCTTTGTATCGTAAGCAGCTCCATATTGCGAATTGGGATACAATGTGTACACTTCTGAATGTTTGAATTGTCTTTGCTCTAAATTATAGTTTCCAATAGTATTTATGTTTCTTGTAGATGCCATAATATATATAATAAATAGAATTATTTTATAGCATTAATCTAATGCACTTTTAAGATTTTCAATAGATTCTGTTCTTATGTTTGAGTCATTCAAATACTCACAAATGCATTTATGTGTTAAAAAGAAATAATCGTAAGAAAATAAGGTAATAAATGCAGCTTCTAAATCTTCACATAAATGTTTATTTTTTGACTTTTCTATGCATTCTGCAAAACTGGGGTGAATTTTAAATTGATTATATAGTTCATGCATTAATGTTGTATTTAATTCTATTTCTTTTTCCAAATCTGCAACAGTAAATCCAAATGCTCTTAATAAATCGGCTTGGTATATTACTTCAGATAATTCTTCAAACCCGTTAACATCGTCCTCTTCAATTTTTTCTTCAGAATGATATTTGTTTCTTAATTCAGTGTCATAGTAGCTATATGTAGAAATAAATTGTGAATTATACATATAGTATTTTATAAAGAGATAATTTTATATAGTTTTTTAAACATATTGACTAGAAGTGTGATTGGCATAATAATCGCGATCTCTCGTTAATTCGCGAGAAGGAACACCGCCGCGAATCCATCCCTCGGACGCAACACCCTCAACGCAATAAGCGGGATTAGTGACGCGATCTTGAACGCTTGGCAATAAGGGTGTGTTTTGGTATTTAATATAGCTTTTTTCAGCAAGATTATTGACACTGCGTTTGTTTGTCAAAAGCTCGCCTTGTTGGATTTGTGCCTCCAATATGGGATCAACAGAGCCGCGACCTAAATAAGGTACTGTAGCAAAAGGGCGTTGGAACAAGTCAATTCTGCACTTGGGGTGAGTTTGGATGCTTCCCAATAATAACTTGGAGCTTTCATCAACAACGCAACCACCTGAACCAACAGGACTGGTTCCATTGTAAAAAACACAAGGCTGAGAAGTGGCTAAAGCAATAGGTTTTGTCATGGTGCAATCATTCGCAAAATAGTTTTGTAATAAATAATTGCATGAGCTAATATTTTGGAGCGTTTCCTGGTCTTGGAAACAGGTATCATTTCCAATTCTACTCATGTTATCAAAGGTAAAGTCTGTGACGTATGCCATTTATATATAATACTTTTATTTTTTTACTAAAGAAAAGTATTAAATTATTAATTGTTATTTTTGTTTATTCTTGTCTATTAATTACTGGATTAATACAAGTTGTATCTAATGTTATCTTGTATGCAAGCAAAAGCATTACCATCGCGGCAACTGGGCATATCACCGTATAAATAATTGGCAAATGCTCCTTGGTCATTGGGAATCTTTGTATTAGGGGTTGAATAAAAAGACCATTGTGATTGGTCAAATTCAAATTGTTCCCCTAAATCTCCGTACAGTTGTTTATTTGTATTTTTAATCCCGGGGTTCAAGCTTTGAACCATTTTTTTTGTAGATACATTAATGTCTTCATAAACCTCAGTGTTAAAGGATGGTGGGGCTGGTTTTCTAGTTGGGTTATCCATAATTTCAGTAAGTAAAACATTTCCAAGTGGATTTTTCTTATTTACCGGGGTAAAGTCAGATTTTAAGTAAGTTTGGAGAGTATCTGGTGTAATAATTTTGGCTTCTTGGTTTTTTATATCAATTCCGCTAAATCCCTCTTTAGAGCCATTTAAGGTATCCCTAGTAACTTTGGGCTTTCTTAATTTGTATAATGCAAAAATAACTACAATAGTTGTAAAACCGACTAAAATCATATTCATTGACATGGTTGCGATATATCCTAAAATTGTCATTATGATTACTAGGCGAGTGATTGCGTTTAACTTTGCTTCGTATGTCATGGTTGTTGTTGGCCATATTTGAAAAACAGAGTCTTTATTAAATAGGATGGTTGGATCATTTGACCAAAATGTTGTTGTCATTATATATATAGGATTACTTAATTTTTATTTTTATTTTTATTCTTTTTAGAAAGCAAAATAAAAATTTATTTGTTGCAGTAATATATAATGAATACTGCTAGTTTTGCTAATAAAAATTCTGACCCTTACAACCAACCAACTGAGACAGGTGAGGTTAGACTCTCAAAGGCAAATAGAAAAATTTACCGTGGAATCCTTGATGATGGATATGGAAATCCCAATATAAGATATTATGGGTATATTTTAGAAGAGATTGTTCCATTGTTTGGATTATATTTATTGTTAACTCAAAAATACAAGTATGCTACATATTTTATTATATTTTTTCTTTTGGGTTCAGTAATTAATGGAATTCGGTTTTATTATGTGAATCCGTTTAGTGAGGGTTTGTCCGATGCCGAATATTTAAGTTACATTGTTTATCAAAACATATTTAATGCGATAATTTGTACAATTGCGATATTGTATGTTTTATTTATGAAAAAGTAAATTTTTTTTGGAATACTAATATATAGATGCCTAACATTGAAGATGTTCTAAAAAACGAACACAGAAAAGTTTATACTGGGTGGTTTTCGGATAAAGACGGAAACCCTGATTTTAAGGGATTAGGACCACTTTTGAAGGGTTTGTTTTATATCTACATTTTATTTATTATTCTATCCAAAAACATATTCTATTCAGGTTATATTTTAATTATTGGTGCTATTGGTAAAATGCTCAATGCAATTCGTTTTTACTATGTAAACACTTTAATTAAGAATGGAAGCGATGAATTTTTTATTGACATGAATGTTATTGAAGAGGCGGTTGAAGGCGGAATATATTTATTCGTTGGATTGTATTTGTTATCATATACATGGACAAAGAAGTTGTAAATTGGAAATCCATTAAGTTCATTTTTAATAATATAATTAGCCTTTTGCAATTATATTATTTTTAGTATATATATATAATATATACATGAATTCAGCAATCCAAAATAAAACAGAAAATAAAATCAATAGTAATATACATTACGGCGAATCAGAAAAAGATTGGGAAAAATTGAAAGCATATAAAATTGCCAATGGAACTTTTTACACCGGACCATTTGCAACTGCCAGAGGAAATCCTGACTTTGGATTAGTTCCATTAATAACAAAATATCTATTCTTGTCTATAGCATTATATTACGCAATAACCAAAAACTATAAATACACCATATACGCGTTATTGTGTTATATGTTAGGATGTATATTAAATGGTATTCGTTTCTTTTATGTTAATACTCTGGCAGGTGGAGGCGAAGATTCAAAATTTCTTCTCTCTACTGTAGATGACAATATAGCTGGATCTGTTTTAGCATTTATTGCAATTTTATACATTGTATTTAAAAAGAAGTGAAGCTAGCTTTTATATTTTTATATAGTATTATTATAGTATATAAAATGGATAAAACAAATGAACAACTTCAAAAAAATGACGCCGATTTAGATAAGAAAAAACAAGAACAGGGAAAATATTACGCTGGAATATTTCAAGATGGTCATGGAAACCCAGATTTTAGAGGCATTGGCCCCATATTAAAGGGTGTATTATATTTATTTTTATTCACTATAATATTGACAGATGGAAATGTGTATTTTGTATTTCCGTTATTATTATTTTTTATAGGCCGTGTTTTAACTGCTATTAGGTTTTATTATGTGGAAACACTTGATCCCATTGGTCATGACATCTATTTTATTCGCATGAACATTCTTCAAAACTATATAGAGGGTTTTACTGCATTGTTCGTCGCACTTTATCTATTATTTCACAATTTTTTAGCTAAAAAGAAATAAACTCAATAATTGTGTTATTTAACTTGTGTATTTTTATTTACCAGCCTTCTTCTTTTTTTTCTTTCCACCATTGTCTCCAGTAGGTTTAGTTCCACGAGGAGTTCTCTCTACTTTCTCCCCAGTTGAAAAAATTGCAAATAATTCTTCATCTGTCATGGCTGGGGCTTGTTGTGATTGGGTTGCAGCTGCCGCACTTGCTGCTAACTTGGCCATTTGTTTGGCTTCCATGTTTTTTCTCATTCTCTCTTTCATTGCCTGCTGCTTTGTCAATTTATCCATCCTTTGTTGCATAGCATTTGTATCAAGTCTTGTATTTCTTCCCAATCCAGCCATACCTGCAAGACCTGCTAAATCAGCCAAATCTGGCATGCCTCCGGCTCCACCAGCACCACCCATTCCCATCTTACCCAATAACTCTTGAATATTTGGCATTCCTGGCATATTTTTCATTTTATTCAACATTTCACTTGCTTCAGTCATCAACTCATTTTTGTTAATATCCCCTGAACGCATTTTCTCGTCCAACTTATCGCTAACGCTCTTAACCATATTCATCAACTTACCAGGATTGCTAAACAACTTTTGAAAAACATCCTTTGCATCTGTTACGCCTTCCATATCTATATTCAAATTTTGTGTTGTTTCCTCAGCAATTTCTCTAGCCAAATCACCCAATTTTCCCCCCAACATACTATTAATGTGACCTTGAATATCATCTGCAGATGGTAAATTTAATCCAGGTCCTTCTTCACCATTTTCACTTTGTTCTCCGTCTTTTCCCAAGTTTTCAAAAAGACCCTGCATGCCTTCCAACGTTTTTTCCAACTTTCCTTTAAATTCCTCCTCATTAATGGCCTCAAATAACTTTGAAGTGTCGCCAAATGCCTCCTTATTATCAACGCTTCCAATAATGCAAATCAACACCATTTGCAAATACTTCCAAATTGTCTCTCTAGTTTTATCACTAATGTCACATTGCCACAAGTATTTAAAACTGATGCCTGGCAAAAATTCGGTATTTACAGATGACTCATTATCAAATATCTCAACCTTTTGATACAATATGTCAAAGAATCTCTCAGGATACACCCCAATACAATGATTAAAAAGAGAACGAATCTTTTCTTGGGCATCTGTTAAAAGAACTTTGTTTTTTGCGTCTTCATCTTCAATATTATCAAAAGTCTTTGGTTTCCACCACTTATCAATAATGGGTTGATATTCCGGGAATGTAGTTGCAATATCTGACACAAAATCCTTCATAATTTTGGTAAACTCTTCCGGTATTTCTCTCTGCTCTTCGCTCATTACTTATATGTTTGATATAAATTTATTTTTTTAAATCAAACTAAAGTTAATATAAATAATTTATCTAACCTAAATTTTGATAAATTGTTGATAACTTTTTCAAGTTTTGAATGTACTTCATAACCTTTTGTTGATCTTCTGGCGTCATTAACTTTACTGGATTTCTTAATCTATCAATAGCTTCTGTAATTTTTTCCGAGTTTTCAGCATTTGTTAAATCATCACTATAATCCTTAGTAATAAAAAAACTAATATCTCCTGAATCAATTATTGCTTCATACTTCTCTACAACATATCTGTGCCATATCTTGATAATCATCTTTGGATTTGCCTTTCTAATCAATAAAAAAGAATTCTTAGCACTTAAAATATCCGGGTCTTCTGGAAAAACACTCGCAATATCATTTACAAATTCCATAAAATGGTCATTAAATGCAGTTAATATAGTTGATGCTTGTGAAGCCATTCCTTTATATCTGTAAATTATTACTTTAAAGTTTTTAAGTTATTTTTACGAAGATAATTTTTACTTTTTTGTGTTCAAACTAGATAATTCTTGGTCTCTCATTTGTTGCAATTTTTCAATTGTCATTTCTTGATTTCCACCGCTTCTTCCTTGTTTGTAGTCATGTTCATCTGTAGGCGTGCTTATTTTATCAGCATAATTCAATGGAACATAATTATGCATTTGTCTCATTCCACCATTTCCTTTTGTATTTAATTCTTCAGAATCCATATCTAAAAAACTGTACTGATCGGATACAATAGAACCTCCGCCTAAAGAAAATGCCATAGGCTCCATATTATTGCTGGTTGCTTGGCGAGTAATAACCTCTTGTTTTGGTTTTAAATGATTATATATTTCATCTCCATAAAGAACAGCATAATTTTGATTTAATAACAATAATGCCGGAACTTTGGTTACATTTTCAGGCATAACAATTTTTTGACCGTTTTCTAAAACTATATATATTTTATTATCCGGACCCTTGGTTCTTTTATCAATGCAAATAAAATGCAAATCCTTGCTTACTTGGCTTTTTGAAAGTGCTTGTAACAATTTTTTTGAATGTTCGCAAAAGTTGCTATAATAGAGAATTGAACTCATTAATCTATATTAAGGTTATTGAAAGATTATTTTAACTCATTTAATTAAAAAATTGATTAACAATATTAAATATTATTTGTTTAATATAGATACAATGAACCCGCGAATTGAAAAAACAACCGAGGATGGTGATACTCTTACCTTTACGTTGAGAGATGTAAATGTCAGTCTAGCAAATGGTCTTCGTAGAACAATTTTATCCGATATTCCATCTGTTGTATTTAGAACCATACCAAATGAGGAAAATAAGTGTACAATTCTTGTAAATACAACAAGATTGAACAATGAGATTCTTAAACAACGTCTAAGTTGCATCCCAATCCACATAAATGACTTGAAAATGCCTCTTCAGAATTATATTGTAGACGTAAATGTTGAGAATCTTACAGATACTATTATCTTTGTAACTACTGAACATTTCAAAATTAAGAATATTACAACTAATCAATACTTGACAGAAGCAGACCAAAAGAAAATCTTTCCGCCAAATAGTTTGACTGGTTATTACATTGATTTTGCCAGACTTAGACCCAAGATTTCGGATGAGATTCCCGGAGAAAAGTTGCAGTTTACTTGCGAATTCTCTATTGGAACTGCAAAGCAAGACGGCATGTTTAATGTGGTTTCTACTTGCACTTATGGTTTTACACAAGATGACGAGGCAATTGAAAAGGAGCTCGCCAAAAAGGCTCAAGAATGGAAGGACCGCGGAATGTCAAAGGATGAAATTATTTTTGAAACCAAAAATTGGACATTGCTTGATGGTCAGCGACTTGTAAAGCGTGATAGTTTTGACTTCACGCTTCAAACAGTTGGCATCTTTACAAACCAAGAAATTATTAGAAAAGCTTGCGATATTTTGATTGAAAAGTTGGATGCATTGAATACTGCAATTGACACAGATGAACTTAAAATTACTCCTTCTGACAACACAATGTCAAACTCTTATGATGTTATCTTGGAAAATGAAGATTATACAATTGGAAAGGTTCTTGAGTATTTCTTGTATTCCAAGTTTTATGAGGGAACAAAGTCGCTTTCCTATTGCGGCTTTAAGAAAATGCACCCACACGACCTTGACAGCATTGTTCGTATTGCATACAAAGAGGAACTAGAAAAGATGGCAATTAAACAAAACCTAAAGGAGTGCATCGCAGATGCAATTTCAGTTTACAAGAAGATTCAAGACAAGTTTTAACCAACTTTAAGCAAAGCGACAATCGCCACGCGGGCTTAAAAGGTGGTGCCAAATGAATAAATTCTTTATAATTTTTTCATTTACGCCTTTTTCATTTAGAATGCCCGTTTTATAAATAATTTTTAATGTTGCTATTATACAGATTCATTACTTATCTATTAAAAAATTATTATATAAAAAGTTAAAAGTTTCATTAAGTCCTTCATTAGTAAAATGTGTGTCACCGTCAAACAATGCGTTATTTTTTTGTAATAAAATGCTTGGATCATAAAGAAAACAGTTACTATTTTCGTTACAAAAATTCATAAGAGTGTTGTAAATAAGCTCTCTCTTTTCAATTACTTTTTTGTCATCATTATATATAATATTTGGTCTAAAATGACATTGAAAAATAATTTTTTTTTCAGGAAAAAAAGATTTAAGAATATATAAATCGTCTAGTATTTCTTTTTCATTTTGTATATTAATTTCGTATTGACTAACATCATTGTTTTGTTTTTGTTCATACTGACAATATGCTCCTTTATATTTATATGTTTTTATAGAACAAATTTCAAATACATATACATCACAGTTATCTATTTCTTTTTTTAAATTAAAAAGTTTTACAGGTATAGTACTTGTTGGTTCAAAAAAACGTGCATTTTCCCATTTTTCTACGTTATATGCGGTAAAAAAGTTTTTTAAATTTTCATCATTTAATGTAATATCACCTTTTATAAATTTAATGAATTGAATATGGGATTTTGTATCATGAAATTTACCTAAAAAGTTTATACCTTTAAAATTAGGTTCTTCAAAAGAATGCACAATTTCAATTTCTTTTGTATTTCTTATTGCGGCTATCAACCTACAAGAACCGGAACAGAATACCTTCATTGTACAATATTAGTAGATTTAAAAAAAAAATTTAACGTATTATTTTAATCTGTTGTTGATTCCACCTTTACAAAATCAACGTGTCTCTTTCTCAAACACGCATTCATTGAATACATTTGCAATGATGGGTGCAAATTATTAACATACTTGATTACAACAGTGTTATTAACATACTCATTATTTGGCTTCAACTCATCAACAAACATCTTATGCAAATGAAACATGTGCGTTCTAAAATGGTCTGGAAATTCTTTCAAAGGCTTTTCTTTTTTTATATAGCAACTAATATAATTTTGATAAAGAGCAAAGGTAAATTCATGCATCTTATCACGGAAATAAGAAAAATCCTTCTTATTCTCTGGATAATACTTTAAAAAGTCTCCAACCTTTCCTTCTCTTCTCAATGTCAAATATTGATATTGATTTTTGGGTTGATTTCCACGCAAATGTCTAACATATTCATACACTGGGTTTCTCAACTTTGTTCTCTCTAATGTTTTCTTATTTTTAATAACAACACCAAGAATCTGATATGGTGTATTCATGCTAGCATATTTATTTTTCAAATCATCATAAGATGTCCAGTTGTCATAAACTTGAGGAAACATAATAGATACATTGGACCATCCTTCATAGCTTTTAACCATACTTAAATCATGAGATAACACATTTACCGTTCCATCGGCAGTATTTACAATCTCATAAACTTCAACCAAGTATAATTGAGTCTCCTTGAATGGTACCACAATTCGGTTGTCTGGATGTTGTAGAACAAAACTGTAACAATATGCAGGATTTAACATGTTCAAATTAAACCCATTATTATGAGCTGCTTCCAAAAACATAGCACGAAATGTCTTAGCATTTTTCTTATTTTTATAGAAACTAACTTCACCGCCAACTGTATTACGAGTTGCAAATTCCCAAGAACCAGAAAGACCTGAGGTCTTATCCCAAAATACATTAATCATAGTACCTTCTACAAATTCCTCAGCAACAATGTCATTATTTCTTTCGGGATAGTTATCAATAAAAGTGCTATAAGGAAATGATTTAGGAGGAGAAAAACTAACAACGTGATTTGCAGCATCAACAACTACAGACCTCAAAAGACCCACTGTAGGAATTAAATCAATTGCTAACATTTCCTTGTCGTAACGAACAATGCTATATTTATTGTTATTTTTAGTAACATATGAGGCCCTATTAAATTTTGTAACATTGGATGAATCAGATGTTGATTCATTTAGTAGCATATTCTTAAATCCAGGAATATTACCCAATTTATAAAGTGCTGTAGACATATTGCAATACATTATATTGCAATATATCTTTAAACTGATATTAAAAATGTTTTGATTTTGGTTGTCATAATGATAAAAATTTCTACTATAAATATAGGAACAATATGTCATCATCGCAAAGTGTAGAAGAAAATGAAAACCCAACTACTATAGAAAAGCAAACCATAGATTTGCAATTATCTGATGTTGTCCGTTTTGAAGCCCCATCAAATAAGATTTTGAACGATAAGACATTTATTATTGAGTATATAGACAAGAATTCTATTAAGTTGGTAAATGTAGACGATTTGACTAGTTTAAGATTAAAAATTAGTGCAGATGGAATATTGGGTGATGGTTCTATTACATCCATAGCTTTAATTGACCGTAATGAAAATAATGGATATGCTAGACAAAATAATTTATTGCCTGGAACATGGGTTGACATTCTTTTTGGTGGAGATGCACCAGTTATTATTACTGGAGAAATTACAAATCTAGAAGAAGATATGATTGAACTTAAATCTTATCCAGAAGGAGACACATTATATATAAATTTTGGATACAAGGGTTTACCACAAGATTTACCCATTGAAACAATAACAATTAGAGAGAAACCAGAAAAAATTCGTGAAGAAGAAAAACCAAAGGTACAAGAAGAGTCTGATGAATCTATTGAACCGATTCAAGAATTAGATGAAGATGCCGCAATAGAAAATAGAGAGACCTTATATAATTTACCGGCAAAAGATATTAAAGACACTGTCCGCGAATTCTTTGTTCGTGCAGATGAAATTAAAATTGGTCAAGAGTTGGCAGCAATTACGCAATTAGTTGACGTTGAAGAAAGCCAACAACGATACAATATTTATTCACAAACTGATGATTTATTAAATGAATTATTGTCTAATGTTCCAAATACACAACGAACTACAGCTGTTTTAAATAATATTCACACACTGATTGAACGATTTAAACAATTGCGAGTTGAGTTTTCTAATTTAGACGAAAATGGAAATGTTATTGGGCCTATTGTTAAGACGGTCAATTGGAAACCACTCGCTACAAATTTAATGTCATTTAAAACATTATTATATTGGTTATTACCCGTAGCAAAAAACGTTAAAAAGGTTTATAATATTAGCTCAAAAGAAGACTCCGAGGGCTTTGTTGATATTGTTCCTCTCTCTATTGATGAAAATATTTCAGAAATGAAAAACATTTTTGACCGTTATAAATCAAATGACACTCCGTCTGAACAAAACAAGTATTTTAATTTAATCGCAGAATTAAATCCTTATTTAACTCCTTTTAATGAAACAAATGCTGAGACAACCTTTGATGTAATTAATAGTATTTCAATTGAAAATGATTTAACTGCAATTATTGATAATTTGGATGATTTTAGTTCTTCTATTGTTGAGAATGATATTGTTAAAACCAAAAAATTTGTTATACAACGTTATAATTTGGGTGTAAGTCGTCTTGATGCAACCCAAATAACTGGCAAAAAAATGATTTCACACCGAGTTAATATTACTCAGCCCGACATTTTAGAGGTAAAATCAATTTTAACTCTTCCAGAACCCGCAGTTCGCTTCTCTCATATTAACCTTCCAGCAACTACTATATACGAAAAGGCCAATTTAAATAATACATTTATTAACTATTGGCAATTGTTAAACGATAACACGCGTGTTAATAAGGTTACTGTAAGCAACTTGTACTCTGAAGATGAAACAAGTGGTAAAGACGATGGAGAGAGAAAATTTATAAATAGTATTAAAAATTATGTTTTGGCAAAGAGCGAAAGCGGAGAAAAAATGACAAATCTTGAGATATACAAAAAATTTATACAAAAGATTGTTCCAAAAACTCGCGTTCTCTTCAGTTTAATGAAAAAATATATTCATGGCAGACTGTCTCTTCACGATATTGTTGGATATTTAGAACCATTCTTAGTTTATACAGACGATTTGACATTTATGCAATACAAAGAAATGAATTTGTTTTTACAAGAAAAAATTTCAGAATATTATAAATCATTTAAAGAAAGAGAGAAAGAATATTCAGCTATAAAGAAAAAGGCTATGAATATTAGCCTTAAACCTAATGACCGAAGCATTGTATCATTGTTAACCGATAGAAAAAATTTTAATGAAGTTCTAAGAAGCTATGACTATGATCAGAGTGATTTAACCTTAACGAGTTCTGAACTCTTATGGAAAATGATTACAACCGATTATTCAAATATTTATAATAATGCACTAGCTTTGGCAAACATTGGAACTATGATGCCTGAAAATATTAGTTCTATTATTGAGAACATTGAAAAAGAAAAGAATAAACTTGATGAAGCTATCAAAGAAGAAGAAAAAGACAATAAATGCATTAACATTGTTATATCAAAACAATACAAAACTCTTGAAGAAATTGCTGCAGATAACGATAAATTGACATACTTTGATAAAAAATACGATGACACTATGTATGGTATTTTGGATGACTATCAAAAAGAACAAATATCTATGGAACCTGCGGCATTCAACGAGTTCCTCATTCAAAAACTAATTAGTAAAAATAAAATTAGACCAGACGACGCCCCATACATGGCCGAAACATTAATTACTGGGATGAAACGAGTTGTTGATGGAGATTTTGCGATTCTTTATGATTTGGCTCAAGACAAGTTGCTTTATTTTAAACGCATTCATAATAAATGGCAACCAGACAAGACAATTGATGAAAAAACTGTAACTTCAAACCAATCCTTGTTGTGCGATTTCCAAAAAGACTGTATGGAGGTTGATAAAAAGTACAAAGCTATTTGTGAAACTCAAGATTTGAACAAGCGTCATGTTACTGAAAATGCATTAAAGGAAATCATTAATCAATTTGACAAAAAATACGACATGTCTAAGGAAAAATTAATGGATCTATTGACTAAAAACTATGATTATGATATCAGCATAATAGAAAAACTACACAACATACATCACTCAAGAATTTTTAAATATAACGCAGAACAATTTAAACTTGGTGTTGGAAATGACGATTTTGAAAAAGACATTGTTACATCTCCTTATGTAAAGCTTAGAGACCTAATATTGGGACAACCAAATATTACAAATAAAAATAATTACATTGTAAGGTTTGTAATTCGTTTTACTAGAGAACCAAATACAGAAGAATCCACTACAGAAGATGGTTTACATTGGAGATATTGTATTAAAACTGGAGTAAAATTGCTTCCTTCTTTTATGTATAAATTGGCTGTTTGCTGGACGGAGAATCCAAACAACTACATGAGAGTAATGGATGAAATTATAAAAGATTGTGGTAAAAAGAGTGATGATGGAGATTCATGGGTTGATGAATACAGTGGTTACGTTATTCGTGCAATTGACCCTGATATAGATGAAGGATATGAAGAGGGTTATAAGGTTAAAACGAGAGAAGTAATGGAACAAGATTTGGGTGACGCATTATTGAGTACTTCTAACAAACCAGTTGTTAAAAAATACACAACACCAGAAACAAAAATGATGTCAAATATTGTTAGTGCATTGGCCGAACAAATGGGAATTTTTATAGAAGACCAAAAAGAGTTTATTATTAAAATTGCGTCAGAAATGATGCAGAGTGGAGCGTTGGTTTCTGAAGAAGACCATAAATTACGCGTTGAAGAAGCTGCCAAAAAAGGTAAAAAACTTCCTCCATACATCTCAGTTTATAACAGCACAATATTGTATTTGACATTGGGTGCTTATTTAATAGGAGTTCAAAGTGCGATTCCTTCCATTAAAACACGTAGAACTTTTCCGGGATGCGTTCGTTCATTTACTGGATATCCGTTTGATGGGTCTGGCGATTTGTCTTCTCTCCAATACTTGTCTTGCGTTGCTTATAAATTAAGAAATGAGACCCATCCCTGGTCAGCGTTAATGCGAATGAAAGAGTCTGTAATAGCCGAAAAAATAAAGGCATTTATTGATACATATTACACAAACAATTCGGATGTAATGCAAAAGTTCAAGGACAAATTAGAATACTTATTAGTCAATCCCGAGGATAACATTCCATCAGAATATGCATTGAATAAATGGACGCAGTTTTTACCACCATTAATTCCATTCAAACTTAAACCCATTACAAACATATCAGAGGACTTCAAGAAGGAATGTTTGCGTAATTTTAAGAGTGGGGCAACATGTCAAAGAGAGAAAATTTTAATTATAAAATCTAAAATTATATTTTTCTCTCTAGCTCTTCAAGAATGTATCCAAAAAGTAGTAGATAGAAAGAAGCTACTCTTGACAAACTCTGCAAAAGAACCATTCTTGGAAAACGCATGCTGCAGTGAGCGCGGTGGAATAAGCACAATCAAGTATTTTATTGAAGAGGAACCTGAAATTTTAGTTTATAACAAGATTGTTAAGGATTTAACTAACATTATTGAAGATATTGATGCGGTAACAAAAGCACCAATGTTTTTCTGTAGAGAGAATTCTAAAAATATATATGCTCCTTTAAGTGACCAATATAGTGATGAAACTATTTATCGTGCGTTTATTGTGTATTGCAAATTTAACTCAATTATCCCAATTAGTCCTGAATTAGATGCTATTTGCGGTGGAAAACCGGAGCACTTTTCAAAATCTGATTCAATAAGTGAGAAAATTAGAAAACTTAAACAAGAGGGAAAAAATTATAACAATGAGTCTTTGCTACGCTTGTTACAATATGTTGACCGAAAGAACATAGTAAATATAAACATTGACAGTCCAACTATTACTCAAATACAAAAAATGCGTAATATTCTTGAAGAAATGGACAGAGATGATGATAATGAAGTTGTTCCCAAAGCTTTAAGACAAAACATGGATAATGCTCTTGATACTTTTGATATTGCTGTTACGGAAGATACTGAGGAAATGCGAACTTTGAAAAATTATTTGGCAAGAGTTAATTCTGAAATGAATAATGAAATTTATGATTTTATTAGTAAGAATAGCGGGATAACAAAACGAAAGTTAATGGACATAAAGGTCTTATTAAATACGGTTATGAAATGGGGAAGTTGTTCAGAAGATGCCGTTAAGGACTCTATATCTGATGAGAGCATGTATAACAACATCCAGTTTGTCAAAAACTATATACATCAATTTTTAGATGTTTTTCCCGAGACAATTATAAATAAAGTGGATTTCCAAAACGCAGTCAGTTTGCCAAAATACTGGAATTTGTCTCAAAAGCACAACTCGGATATAAAAAATATAATTGGTGAATATTATAAAGATTTAAGACCATTTTATGATGATAGGATTGTCGCCAATATCTTAAGAAAGACAGCAGAAACAACTAAAAATTTATTAAATTTAGCTCAAGACACACCTTATATGACTGACATAAATTACAAGGGAAATAAAACATACTCTGTTTTTGATAAGAGAACTAGTGAACTACTTTTTGAAAATTATTTCTTACAGACTTTGCATGTTTATAAAAGGTTAGCTGAGGATAAAGATATGCTTATTGTGGATATACCTGAAGATAAAGACGAGAGAGAAATGGCATTAACTATAGAAAATATGGAGGAAGATGAATTACATTTATCATCTAAAACAACACCTACACTTCTTTTAGGTAACATTAAAGATATGAAGATTAGAATTTCTAAATTAATGGTGGCATTCTTGACAATCATGACTAAACATAAGGATATTGTTGATTTGAGTTACGACAAAATAATGGAAGTTGTTTTTAAGAGTAAAGAACGTGAAAAAGATACCTTTACTGATAGACTTCAATCCATGACGGATGAAGAACGAGATGCTGATACCATTTTAAAGATTAATAAATTGGGAGTTTGGAGCAAGGGTTTGCAAAAGGGATTAACAACTTATGTAAAAGAGACTTATGATGAGGAACGTGATTATATGGAAAAAATTGCCGAGATTGAAACAAACTTGAGAAAAAACAAAAATGTTACAGATGGAAATGTAGAGCAATTTTTAGAAGATTATATGGAAAATGCCGATGCAGTTGAAGCCATTGATAGAGAAGAAAATGATATTGCGTGGTTTGCAGGAGATGATGCAGGAGAAGACTATTTTGGTGGAGAACAAGACGCCGACAATTGGCAAGAACGAGACTAACTGAAAAAAAGGCACTACGGGCAAATAATATCATAATTAAATAAAAACTTATGAAATTATTTACAGAATAATTGCTATATATAATATATATAATCATGAATTCAATGTATAGATCTTATATTTCAAAGAATGTTACCCTGGTCAGCATTTTGTTATTTTTAGCTATTTTTATTACAATTCAAATTGGACAACCAAGTTTCTTATATAGAGAAGATGGAAGTCTTCGCGACTTTGGCATTGGATATCGCAATAAAACAATTCTTCCTATTTGGCTTTTAGCTATTGTTTTAGGCATTCTCTCTTATTTGTTTGTTCTCTACTATTTATCTAGACACAGTCTATTTTAAATGCATAACATATTCCAATAAATTATATGTTATCCATAATATTTTTGATCTTTTACATCGTATAAATGGTTGAATTTTGTTTTGCAGTCTTTTCATTTATGCTAGCTTCTGTTTTCAAATATTGGTCTTGACTTGCCTGCAGTGTTGCTAAATCTTTATTACATGGTCTGCTCATAATATTGTATTGAGTTATTGATATCAATAAAACGGCCGTGTAAATGTACCAAAGTGCTTCTCCTATATTATCTCTTACAACAACAGCATCTAATAATTTTTGTTTCATTTCAGGAGCACCATTTTGATATTGCTCCTTCATTAAAGGAGCCAACATTGCCCAATACTCTACAAAATTTGAGGGTACAATTTGATTTATTAAAATAGACATGTTTCCACATAACTTGATAATAGCTTCTGCCGCACTCTTTAAACTAGTCTTTTTTTCTGGGTCAGCATCTGCCGCATTTATTGTTTGGTTCAAATCAGTATTTACTAATAACTCGGATAAAATGTTATTTGCAGAATTTGATACAGCAAAATATCCAATTACATTGGAAAATGCTGATTTAAACCCTGGGAACATTATTAAACATACCATTACTCCACCAAAAATAAAAATCCAAGGGATTAAAGTCATTAAAAAGGCGGAACCAATATTCTGTATTAAACTTCCACCACACTTTGTTACCATGACACTAGCATTTACTCCCATTTGAGTTAATACAACAAACAAAAAGTATATGATTAATGCAGTATTATTGCTGCTGCTATAAGCTGCATATTGAGCTCCAGTTGGGTCATCATATACAGAGGCATCTAATTTGGGTTTTAATAACATATAATAAACAAGCGTAATTAATGCAAAAATTAATAGTGATAAGAAAGAACTATCCATATAGATATTGTGTATAATTTATTTTGTTTTTATAACAGTAATTAATAGGCATTAAAATGAATTTTGATAATTTTACTAAACCTACTTTAATAGAACCTGGAGTTAAATACTTTTTAAGTGAAACTTTAAAGCAATGCAGAATCTTTAAAATTACATATAACAATCTTCTAATTAATATTGCTTTAGGCGTAGGATTTTTACTTCTTTTAGGCATAATATTGTTTTTTAAGTATAAAGGAAAACTTACTCCTGTAGAAAAAGATATGAGAAATAGGCAGAAGCAACAGTATATTTTATCCAAAATACAAAATTTTCAAGAGGCTAAAAAGCAAGCACATCAAGAATTAATTACTGGTTTACCTCACTGGGAAACAGAATATGATGTTATTCACAGAAAAATAAATAAATAAAAACTTTTACTTTCGCTTTGAAGTCTTTTTACTACGTTTTTTTTTCATTGTTCTGTATTTTCTCTTTTTAATTGTTTTTTTTGATTTAGTTTTAGTTTTTTTGCCGCCTCTTAAATTTAGTGAGTTTATTAAATCTGGTGTTAATCTGTTTTTTACTAATATTTTTCTTGCTTCATCTTCCGAAACTTTTAATCTAGCTGCAGTCGCCTCTATATATGATTGTTCCATATGTTTTGCGTCTTGGTTGGTAGGTGGAGAACCCGTATGCAATATACTGTTACTGCTTCCGGGCAAAGATTGTTCTAAAGCCTCTTCCCATTCTTGTTGTCTTTCTATTGAGGAACTTCTTGGCAGTCCTTGAGCTCTAGCTGGGGTTGGAACAGGAACGGGGGTTGGAACAGGAACGGGGGTTGAAACAGGAACGGGGGTTAGAACAGGAACCGGAAATGAAGAAGACGATGATGCTGGAGGAGTTGGTGGCAACCCATCAAGTATTGCATTTGATATATTTGTGCAGTTTATTCCATCAGGAAAAGTTACTTTCATTACAACTTTAATAACATTATACATAACTATGGAAAATTCGCCAATTTTATTTAATATTTCATTAAAAAAATTTACTATATTATTTCCAAATGTGTCATAAGGAACTGAACCATCTGGGTTTAAATTCCATTTCATAGCCTTAAATTTAACTCTAGTGATTTGATTATCTTCATAACAATTTCTTATTATAGGCTGGATTCCTATGCAAAAATTATTTTGTTCTGGAATTAATTTATTTATTAAATCCATCAAGTTTTCATCTCCATACTTAAAATAATACAAATTAGACGTTAAGTTTAATATTGTTGTATTATCTGATGTATTATACATTTTTGTTACGGTTGGATGTTTAAAAACAGCACAAAAGATTTTCATTTTATCAATTGTTGCATCTTGTATATCAACTAAAATTATATTATTAATTTTAAACCCATTTTCTAATAATTTATAACATATTGCCGCTTCATTTTCTCCGTTTCCACAAAATGGAAAAAATAAATTATGTATTTTTTTTTCTTTACCCTCCATTTTTCTTAATATGTAATTTACTACTAGTGCTCTGTTTCCTGGGTATTTTGAAAAAGTATCGGAAGGATATTGAGATTTATTAGTACTATAAGAATCATATCCACGGGTTATTATCTCTTTAAATTCTTTTTCTAAACTCATAAAATCAAAATTGAAACTAACAAAATTGGGAGTAATTTCCATTTATATTATATTATATATATATAATATAGAATGAACCAGGCCCAAAAAAATATTATAAAAACAGAGGAAGACGAGAAGAAGGACGCAGAAAAGAGAAAATTTATTGATAGTTTAGACCAATATTATAGATATAAGGATAAATATGAGAGTAATCTAAAAAAAGACAAGACCCAAATTATTAAATTGGAAGGCTTAAGTTGGAAAGAAAAACGAGCTGAATACATGAAAATTAAGCCAAAATGCATTAATTGCAGGAGACCAGTCGGATCTATTTTTTCTACTAAAAATCAAAAGGATGGAAGACATTTAATTGCTTTGTGTGGTGATAGAAAACAGCCTTGTCCATTTAACATAGACATCAATCTGGGACTTGTTCAAAATATACAGGAAAACCTTCACAATGATGAAAATACTCTAAATGAATATAAACGAGGTGTTATTATTGATAAAAATGACTTACTCTTTGGCTATATTACTGCTCAAGAAGCCGTATTAAAATTTGATGTATTAAAAGAACAAGTTACTGAATTTACAAAAATTTATGAATTTACATTACAAACTTATTTAGATGTTGTTGATAATCCAGTAAAAAAAGCTGAATTAGAAAAATTGCAATTGGAGTTTTACAATAACTTGGATAACTTTAATTTAATGATTAAACAATACAATTCAACCCAAAATACTCAATTAATTGTTGATGCGGTTGAGTTATATAAAAATGCTATTGAACCGAGAGCTAATGAAATCATGAATAAAAAATATGTATATAATGGAGTTGAATATAATGAAGATGACAATACATTTCATTTAATTCAATTGCCTATTACAAATGAAAACTTGGAATGGGACTTGATGGAAAATGGACAAAAAGTGATTTCTTTTAAAATTGGTGTAGAAGCTGAAAAGAAAAAGCCTGCAAAGAATGTTGCTTTTTCTGAGGCTATCCCAGACATTAAAGCTAAGATTGTGAAAGAAGATGAAGAAGATGATACAAGGCCTGAAAAATTTAAGTTAAAGCCTCAATTAAAACTTCAAGAAGAATCAGAAGAAGAAGATGAAAACTCTGAAAACTCTGATTTAGATTCTGACAATGAATCTGATGATGAACCTCCTCGTCCAAAAATTACAATTCATCCCAATTTACTCCCAGATGGAACAATTGCAGCAACAGAAGCACATAGAATAGGTCTTAAAATAGAGCTAGTTAAAGGTGAATTGATTGCAAAAAATGAAAAAACTGGTGAAACATATAAAGTAACGGCTGGACAAGGTTGAGCAACAAATTATTTTAGCTTTTAAAAAAATATATACAATAAATATAAGATAATATGCTTACAAAATTTATCAACATTCCCGTCTTCATTATTAGTTTAGCAATTGGTCTTTTCTTTGTCTATGTGTGGGGGCCTGAACTTAAAACTATTTATGTTTATCCTACTCCTGAAAATACTGGTAAAATTCAATACAAAGATAATGCTGACAATTGCTTTGTATATGAGGCAAATGAAGTAAAATGTCCTGCAGACTCTTCAAAAATTAAAACCATACCAATTCAAAGTGGAAAACCTGAAGATAACTAACACATAATAACTTTGTTTATATATTTTATATTAACTATACAATATATAAATGCACTTGAGTAAATTTGTTCATACAGAAAGTGGTAAATATCTTATGTCTATTATATTGGGATTTGGATTAGCGACATTATTTAGAACCGTTTGCAAGGGCAAAAATTGTTTAATTGTGAAAGCTCCACCATTAGATGAAATAGAAGATAAGATTTATAAACATCAAGGAAAGTGTTATAAATTTACACCAGTTACAACAAAATGCGATGCTAAAAAAAAGGAAGTTCATGTTTAAATTTGCGTAATTATTATAAATCATCATTCTTTATAATAATTATATGTCTTCTGATTCAACAAGTATAATGGATTTGCCAACTGACCCAGTAGGTGGGGGAAGTATAGGTGGAAATGTCACGCTGTCAGTAAATGAAAAAATTGGACCTGGTCCTGGACAATCTTCTCCGGGAGGCGTTTCTTTAGACCAAACAACTATTCAACAAATTGTTAATGGTTTGCAACAAGCCAGCTCTACCGGAGCAACCCAATTGCCGTCTAGAGATATTCCTCGCAATACAGAAAATATTATGCAGGATCCACAAGTTCAAGCAACTTACATTCCTCCTGCATCTACTAAAGACTACATTACGGAAGAAGAGGATAATGAAGATATAATTAATAATTACAATAAAAATGAAAAATATGGTGATAGTCTGGACCAGCTATATGATGAAATTCAAATACCCTTATTAATTGCTGTATTATATTTCTTGTTTCAACTTCCAATTTTTAAACGTTATTTATATAAATTTTTTCCTGCATTGTTTTCCAAAGATGGCAATATAAACTTGTATGGGTTTGTTTTTACCAGTGCTCTTTTTGGCATGTTGTATTACTTATTGTCAAAAGTTATGACGCATTTCAGCCGATTTTAACAAGTAACTTGTGTAAAATTAACTGGTATAATCTTTTTTTTACCATATGACTTTAAACTTAAACTATGCAGCAATTGGTCATACCCATTCATGTGTTGTATATCAGCACCAGTCGTAATTGCAATATTTAATCTATTAATGTCTATAATTACATTTATCATTATTGCATTTGTAAAATTCGTTGTTATATCAATTTTTGCACCGGTTAAGTCAGCATAAGACAAATTTGCACCATCAAAATTTGTCTTATATAAATTTGCACCTCTAAGATTTGCACCTCTTAAATCCGAGCCTGAAAAGTTGACAAAGTTTAATTTTGCATCGGACAAGTTTGCTCCGGTTAAGTTTGCCGAATTAATAACCGCACCTTGCAAGGTGGTGTTTTTAAATTTAGTTTTTGTTAGGTTTGACGCACACATTTTTGCTCCTCTCATATCAATGTCAGACAAATTCATATAAGACAAGTCTGAATCAAGAAGTAAACTAAGATTTACTTTTTTATTGATTATTCGTCGTCGCAATTTTCTCTTGGATAAATATGAACAGAACGCATTTATCATTCTTCTCATTGTAATTTAACGCAATAATATAGAATAACCTTTTCATCAATTTTTTTATCAATATAATATAAAAACATCATAATTATAATATAATACGGGTATAATTATGACTTTGGTTCAAGAAGATATAATGACTAGATTATTGTTAACATTAACAAACTATGTTGAATTACTTATTTCTATGATTCGCGAAAAAGACCAAGTAATTACAAAAAAAAATGAAGTTATTGATTCATTAACAGAAGTAATATCCTTACAAAATGGAGTTATAGCCGCTCTTAAAGACGACTTTTAAAGAAAGTTGTTTGAAACAAATATAAAAATAAATTGCAGTATTAAAATAGCTGCACCTTAAATGCCCAATTCAGATATAACCAGAGTATTAGATGAGATTAAATATGATAAACGGTTTGAACGATTTCGGATGGCAAATATAATAGCACATGTTGCAGTAATTGTTTTAAGAGGCAAAATTATAGCCGCTGCGGTAAATCGCATTGGTTATAGGCAAGAAACTAGTAAAAGCTATTATAACACATATCTTCACACAGATAGAAACCTACACGCAGAAGAAAATGTTGTGAGAGCATTGGGAAACTACAATAAGATGAGAGATGCAGATATGTATATTATGAAATTTGGCAGGGGAGATAATGATGGAAATTATGTAAACTCAAAGCCATGTGCGAAATGTGCATGTTTCCTTAACAAGTGCATGCGAGAATATAAATTAAAACGAGTATTTTACACATGTTGAAATAACTAACTATTAAAATATATTAAACCTAACACACGATTTAATATATTGCATAAATGCCTCCTGGGTTTGATTTAATGGACATGTTACAAACTACATTTAATGATTCTATTAAAATTTCTCTATTTCAACGAATGAAAACAGGAAATCAACTTATTGATGCAATTTTTTCAACAATTGGGTTTGTAATGATAAGCTATTTTGTAAAAGTATTGTACGAAAATAATGCATTTAATAGGCCATGGAATATAGATATTCACGACACCGTTAAAAGTTTATTTTACAAAAAATATTCAATAATATACGAAGGTAAACGATGTTCCAGCGTTGGTGCTTACAATCTTTATCCAGTAGTATCATCGTGCTTTACCAATTCTTGCAAAGCATTGTGGTCTGATATTGTTAAAAATATGGATAAAAATGAATCCATTCGTGAATTAAAAGAGCTTTATATAGCAATGGATAAATTTCGCGATAAAGATGATGACGATGATGAATCTGATATGTATATAGTCTCCCAAAAGAAACCTTTTTTGTATAATAAGGAACTACAAATATATGCTATTGCCGATTTTTATACTGAAGATTCAGGTGGAGGTGAAAAAGATAAGCAAACAACTAAAACAGATAAAATTACATTGACACTTTATTCATACGAAACGAATACATGTGGTATTAAAAATTATGTTACCAACTTAACAAATTCTTATACAAAAGCTATTGAAAAAAGCCGAAATAGTCAAAAGTTTGTTTACACTTTAATAAAAACAAAATATGAAGATTATAAATATGAGTGTTGGGCAGAATATCCGTTTGATAGTACGCGAACATTTTCAAACATGTTTTTTGAAAATCAAAAGCAGATAGTAGATAAAATCCAATTTTTTCTTGACAACAAAAACTGGTATTATCAAATGGGAATACCTTATTCTCTCGGAATTGGTTTGCATGGTCCTCCAGGAACTGGCAAAACATCATTTTTCAAGTGTTTGGCAAACATGACTGGACGTCATTTAATTGTTCTCTCGTTGAAGTTAATAAAGACAAGGCGTCAATTGGATGATTTCTTTTTTGAGGATAGATACAATTCAAATAATAAGAACCATAGTGTTGGGTTTGATAAAAAGATTATCATTATTGAAGACATAGATTGTCTTGGTGAAATTGTGTGGAAGAGAGAAAACAAAAAAGACAAAGTAGGAACTAATATTGGGAAAAAGTTGAATTTGAACTCATTATCTCCAACTGCATCGGTTAATGTGGCGGACGTGATTCAAACATTTGTTGAAGCAAACGAAGAGCAAAATAAGCTTTTAACTGCTGCAACAAAATCCACGGAAGATGACCCGATTACATTGGACGATATATTAAATTTGTGGGATGGACTTAAAGAAACTCCTGGTAGAATATTGGGAATTAGCAGCAATCATTATGATATGTTAGATCCAGCATTAATTAGACCTGGTCGTATAGATATAACTCTTAAATTAGACAATGTTTCTCATAATATCATTCGGGAAATGCATAAACGATATTATAATGTGGGTATTGATGAGAGAAAACTCAAAAAGATAAAAGATAAATTCTATTCTCCTGCGGAAATTATTAATTGTTATATGATGAATAAAGATAGTACGCGGGACTTTATTGAGAGATTAATGCAGAATGAGAAATTCTAATTCTAAATAAATTGTTCAGGATTATAATTGTTGTGAAAGCAATCCTTATGAAAATTGTGTTGCCCACCGTGCTCATAGTTTGTTTTTCCATCTTCCACTGCATACATTGGATAAATCAGAGCTCTATTACCTTCTTTTGTTATAGTCCAATCAGAGCAAAATGGACGCATATTTACACTAAATTCAGGATTTAAAGTTTTTTCGGCATAACCATTATAATACTTTTCTAATAATGTTTTTGCATGCGAGCGAGAAAGCATATACATTTGTGCTCCCCACAATTCTTCTGGATAATCGTGATATTTGTGAGTTCTGTTAGAAAAATCGTGTTTAATACTAAATCCATGATAGAATCCCTCAATTTTGTATGGTGTTAAATAACCAAGGAGCAATAAGTCTAAACCCATTTTTTTAAAGTCTTCAACGATTGTAGGGATATCATTTGCAAAGTTCTTATCCAAATAAATGTCATCTTCGCAAAAAACTCCATATTCTTTTTCTGTTTCGGTGACAAATTTATTTATCATATCAAAGTGACCATAAGTATAAGACCATGATTTTTTCAAACCGTCGTTATTTTCCAATGGAATACTTAATCGTGGATCATCAAAACTGACACCATCATAAAATTCAATATTTATATTTAATTGAGAGAATCTATTTGCAAGAGCTGTTTTTCTCTCTTCATTCTTATAAGATAAGCAATAAAACGCACATAAATCATTAGCTGTCATATAATATAATACAAATACTTGAAAGTATCATTTTAAGCATTTTTTTTTACTTTAATATAATTTATGTGAAATTCGTTTTAACTAGACATATATGTTATTTATTTTTAATAAGAATAATCAATATGCATATTGTAAAGACATACATCAAAAATTTAATAAATAATTTGCCACCTATAAAAAAAACAGAAGATATAAATTTGGTTTTAGACGGAGGCATTTTTAATGGAAGTTATTTGATAGGGGCTTTGCATTTTTTGAAAGAGATGGAGCTGAAAAAATATATAAAAATTCATAAAATTTCCTGTTGCAGCATAAGTTCAGTTTGTGCTCTGTTATATAAGTTGGATGCACTAGACATCTTTCCCGAACTATATAATATAATTTTAAAACAATTTAAAGAAACACGCCAACTATCCGCGTTTGAAAAATGTCTTGGTAAAATTCGTGCACGCATTGATAACCCTGCAAAACTTTTGTCCAATTTAAATGGTTATGTTTTTATTACTTACTATAATATTGCAAAAGGTAAAAAAATTGTTAAAAGCAAGTACAAAACCATAGATGAAGTACTTGAAACAATTTATAGGTCTTGTTTTGTTCCATTTGTTGTAAATGGTAACATGGTTCGCAATAATAAATTTTTTGACGGAGTTAATCCTTATATTTTACCTATTGAACCTAATAAAAAAAACTTGTATTTAGACTTGTTTGGTTCTGATAAAATTAACTATTTATTATCAGTTAAAAATGAAAAAACTAATTTTCATAGGATATTGGCTGGACTCTTGGATATACATTTGTTTTATATTAAACAAAATACTACACAAATGTGTAGTTATGTTAATAATTGGTCTTTATATCAAACTTTTAATAATCGTATTTTAAAGTGGGTTATTGAACGATCTATATATTATACAATCTATATCGCCTATTATTTAAAACAATACATACCAACCGAACTTTATGAGCATATTATTTTTAAAATAATATCAAAAATAATAACGGAATTATATACGGTCTTTATTGATTATTATTGCTTTTAAAAAAACAACCCTCCGCGACCACGCTTCTTTGTTTCACTTTTCTTTGTTTTTTTATTTACAGTCCTAGATTTCTTCAACTTTCTCTCTTGCTTCTTCTTTTCTTTGAGAGAAAGATCATCTGCCGGTCTATATCTTAGAAACCATTCTTCATATTCTGTGCTTTGTTTTTTCTTATGATCCTTCAACTCTTTGAACTTTTCTGCTTTTTCCGCTCGCATTTCTTCAACTGTTTCCTGATGTCCATAACAACTTATACTGAATCTTCTCAAAAGACCTTTCTGTTGCAAACGATTTCTTTGTTGCACTTCAAATAAGAATTGTGCCATGCAGACTATTCTCTCTGAGTCATAGTAATTGCGGTCCGAATATAAAAATGCCAAATAAAAACTCAACATTGTGTCAATTGTTGCTATCTTTACTGGTTGTTTATCAACCGTAATAATATTATAACTATGACAAGCTATCGGTTTATAGATAAACGCAATTGTATCAGCCCCAACCATTATTTGATAATGCGGTGCAACAATCTCTCCAATTTCTTTGCGTTTTATAATTTTAACCGTTTTATATCCAGCATCTCTCAGTCGTTCTCTTAAAATCTCTGCTGTCTTCTTTGGATCTTCTGATAAAACATCAAAGTCAGGAATCTTTTCCAGAGATTTGTGTAATTTTCTTGGCATATAGTGCAAATAGAGAGAAATTGCATAACCTCCAAAAAAAACAACTCCTTGATTTATAAATGAATTTCTAGTTATTTCAAATATCTTGTCCTCATCTTCTTTATTAATCATTTCTCTCTGAAATGGTTCTATATCATCACAGTGTTTGGACTTCAATGGATAATTTTTATTAAGAAGAGTTAAACGCTTTAAAACCTTTTCCCATCTTGAAACATCTCCAGCAGGTCTTGAAAGTTCTAAATACATGGACATTCTTAAATAGTTTGGGGGTGCGTATAAAATTCCATCCACTTTTATTGCTTCTTGTCTCACTGATTTGTAGATCTCCTTGTGTAAAAAAGTTATATCAGCAACAGGTATAAAATTCACAAATACCTTGTATGTACCCTTGTGTTGCCCAGACTTGGCTTCTACCTCTAAAAATCCAGCTTTCACGTAATCATCTGTTAATTCTTTGCTATCATTTAACGCATTCGGAGAGAAAAAATCGTAATCTGGTATTTCTACTTCTGTATTATAAAATTGGTCTTGTTTTGGTAAAATGTTGTTAATAGCGGTTCCACCGTAACAAATGACCTTTTTTCTACGGATAAAGTTTTCTACTATATTAATTATTTTTTTAACTTCGGCTGAATTTGCTACAGCTCTTCCAGAACGTTCTTCTGCTTTATCTATCGCACTTCTTAATATTGCCAATTCACATTCTTGAAAGCTCATTGATTTATCGCATATGTTTTTCATTTAATAGTCTTATATTATTAAAAGAAAAAAGAAAAATTAACACACTTTATAATTTTTATAACCATATATATAAACAAAACATCATGTCTAACGCACCACCAGAAGAAGAAATTAACTTAGTTGTTGCAAAAGAAGCAATTAATAATATAAATAAACGCCTTGAAGAATTTAACAAAACAAAAGGATGCAAGTATAAACTTGATATAAACTATTTTTATCAAATGGATAAAAATGCAGAAATAACCGCGCATCACGAGTTGCACCCCAAAACACTGTTATTGTGCGCATTTAATAATGATATATGCGTGTCTTCAATAATTATAGACTATTATGAAGGATTCATTACTATTTTTTCTCGCACAAAACCACAATATGAACGCAATAAATTAAATAAATTATTGACATCTGTACTTATTATTATGGCAAGAACCATACATGCAGGTGCTAATTATATATTATCAGAAGCAATTAATCCAGCTCGCGCTTATGTATTGATGAAATATTTTAATGCCAAAGGACGCGATGATGGGATTAAATTTTCCACACACGATGAGTTTAGAGATTATATAGAAAAACATAGAGAACTTGAGGTAACAATTGAATTAAATGATGCTAATATAGAAAATGCAAAAAGAGTATTTGATAAAACAATAAATGAATTAACATGCGTTGAAAAAAAGGGAGGAAAGCGCAAGCGCAATTATCTGCGCTCTAAAAAAAACAAAAAGTGTAGACGAAATCGTAGAAAAACGCGACGATAAAAAATGTAGTAGATGTATTTACTGTAAGCCATTTTCAAAATGTTTCTTTTAATTTTTTATATAGAGACCTTGGGCAGCGTTTCAAGATACTCGCGGT